AATCTTCCGCTGTGAGTAATACGAAATAATGTCTCCGCAAATCAGGATCAAACTGATTATCGACATTGTGTGTCCGAAGAATCACATCATCACGAATGAGCTTGTCTTCTGAGAAACTGAACGGCTTATCAAACCACTCTTTTGTCCAATCTCCGATAAGGGCTTCCATCACGTCTTCGTTGTCCGTGATTTTTGCCCATTCTTCCAACCATTCAATCGGGATTTTTCTCTGCATCTTTTTTTCCTTTCATGATTTCCTTCCGAAGAATCTTTTCCGTTTCAGTCATTTTCGTCTCCTAAGTAGTCAAATATATCCATCTGATAATCTTCTTTGATGAGCCGAGAGTTTGGCCGGTACTTGCGAAGCATCTCCTGACGCATCGGCTCGTATTTATCGCGCCATGTTCTCTCTCTCTCTCTCTCATACGCTTCATCGAACGGGAGAGATACGTTCTGAGCGATGTAGACATCCTTCAGCCAATGCATAGATGCTTTGTATCGGTTCGGTTCGTGATGGAATAAATATTCAAGATATTCGTCAACGTGCATCGCGTATGGGCAAGCCATACAGCCCGTCCGCTCAAAGTTGTATTTTGTGTAAGCGTCAGATAATGGCACGTTGTACTTGGACACAAACTCTTCAACATCGTCATTAGACCAATCAATGATTGGTGCTTTTTGGATGACGCCTTTTTTTACCCATGTGCAGAGTTTCCCGCCTGCATTTACTCTTCTAGTTGCAGCCGAGTCTCTTGCGCCACCTTCAGCGATCCTCACGCCTTGATATGAACCGAGCATCCCGTTTTCTTCCGCATAATGTTCAAACGGCTTTTTCTTCATCCAGTCGCAACATTTATTGCTTGCTTTGATGTCGAAGTCGTTATGTAGCATGTGCATGTCTCTGTTCGCAAAAACGTGCTTGCATGACTGCCGTCCGGTCTTCTGCGTTACACCTTTTGTTAAGAGTGTTTCCAGCGCTTGACTTCTTTTGCCGTAATGCCACTGAAGTAAATCTTTAGATTTCATCTTGGATTTAATTGGCTTGCCGAATTCCTTTAGAACTGCGTCAAAACTCTTCAGCGGTCGTATTACCTGCACGTTGTGGTAATAGTTTTCTTTTACCCATTTCACGAAGTCCACCGTCACGCCAAGTTCAATTCCCGTGTTGCTGAAGACCGCCGGAATGTCACCGACCGTTCCAAGTTCTTGGCACTGTTTTACGAGTGCCAGCAGAACCGTAGAATCCTTCCCGCCGGAGAACGATATGTAGCACTTGCCATCTGTTTCGTTCCACAGTTCCTCGATGCGGTGCTGTGCGCTTGTCGTTTTTTCGTCTAATGACATCAGCAACCCTCAGAACGGCAGTTCATCGAGATGAAGATCATCGCTTACGTCTTTACCGAAGTTTCTAAGATTGCCCTTGTATAAAACCTTTTCCAGCGGTAACCCTTTTTTGTATCGTTGCCACGCAAGCTTTCGATCAACCCCGTATTCTTCGGCAAAATCAATCAGCGGTTGTGTTTTGCCGTGATATGTAACGATTATTGTTTTTCTCGTGTTTCTCATATTGCGTTTTCGTGTCACCCACCGGCAGTTTTCCGGACAATACCCCTTATCGTTATCGATCCTGTCAATCTGGAGACCCTCTTTATAGCCGTTTGCCAATGCCCAATCTCTGAATTTGGTGTACTCATTCCACTCATCGCAAACCGTAATTCCTCTGTCCTTGTAGTATTTTTTGCGGTGAGCGTCATCTCCCCTGCAACGAGAGCGGATTGTTTGCCATTCGTTGTGCAGTTTTGTCTTGTTTTCGCCGTGTTTTCTGCGCGCAGCAGCTGAACGCCTGTGTCCTTCGCATCCGCAACTAATAGTTCTGCCACGTCTAATCGACTCTGTATACGAAACGGTATGTTTCCCACAATCGCAAACACAGTTCCACCTCGTTTTCCCGGTTTTTGAGTTCTCGGCACGAGATATAACGGTCAAGTGTCCAAAACGCTTTCCAGTAAGATCAATAAATGCTGTCATTGTTTTCACCTAGATATTTGTCATGGTATGTAATCGCGATGGCGAAACTGCTCCACACATCTGCGGAAAATCCGTAGAAGAAGCCTTTTTGTTTCTTACTCCCCTTGCCGTGATTCGGAACGCCGTAAGCGAACCTGTCCACCAACGCCTGACGTATCGTTGCATCGTTGGCTTTCGGAGACCCGCAGATCATCATCTTTTCGTCCTTCCGGTAAATGTATGCTTTGTTTTTAAACTTGCTCAACTGTTCCCAGAAGCGGCCGATCCAAACGCATGTCTCAAACACTTCTCTTCCTACCGGCATTCCGTATGACGCAACCATTTCGATAGCCACATCCACCTGTTCAGAAACATTCCCTGTCATGTTCACGAGCATCTGAGAGACTGCTTCGTCAATCAGATGCTCGTTCTCCATCTTGGCAAACGCTACCGGCTTCAATTCCGGATTAAGCAGAACATATGCGCTCTCTGTTGTTCCGGGATCGATTGCGAGGATGTACGGCTTATTCGCCATCCTTTACCTCTCCGGTTTCGTCATCGACAATTTCAACAAAGTCCGTTTCATCCCCAACAAAGGACATATCCGCATCAAGATTTGACTTGATGGTTTCATCCTGTGCAATGTTCATCTGAATGTCGGAAGACAGCGGAGCGAGTTTAAGTACACGTTTAATAACCGTTTTCTTTCCCATTTCCTCATAGTTTGTCTGCCACGGAGAGAAGCCTGCGTTCGCTGCTTTACTGAACTTCCACATGTGCTTGTCCATGTCATCCTTGCTCATGACTGAGAAGCCCTCGCCACCGTTCACAAGTTTGAAGACAGCATAGAAGTAAGTGATCTCTCCCCTGTCCTTTTTGGCAGGCTTATGGATGAGTTTCGGTTCCAGCCCGAGTTCGTACTCGAACTCGTCATTCTCGCGGACTGCTTCCGCATAAATCGTCTTGACCTGCCCGCTTCTGTAGGCAAGACTGACAAGTCCGCGGTATCCGATCTGGAACTGACATTCCAAAGTTCCCTTGTTGCGGTACGGGATAAGATAGGCTTCGCCAGTGGGAGTGTTCGGCTGAAGACCGAGCTGCGCCGCGTTCATCATTCCTGCGAGGAAACTGTTCGGCGTGCACTGCTGGAGCTGTTTATTGTTACTGATTGCGGACAGGACGATGCGGGTGAACCGTTCCGGTGTAATCGTGTTCGGCAGTGCCTTCTTGATTTCAGGCATCATGATCGTCACGTAATCCTTCATTGTCTTCGGTGCTTTTTTAGTTGAAACTGTGTTGTTATCTGCTTTTGCTACTGCCGTCTCCGGCTTCTTTGCTTCCTTAATCTCTGTCATTTGTAGATTCCTTTCTCTTCTTTGCTTCGTATTCTTTTTCTATGTTTCTGAAGGCTGTCTGTGGGGAAACGCCCAATAGATGTGCGATGGTGGCAATCGTTGCATACGCTTGAAAGGCGCTTACCTTTGCGGGTTCTTCTCCTAAAAGCCTTGATTCCTCGATTCCTAAAGTTTTTGCAATAAGATGGGCATGATTCCTGCTGCATTCACCTTTTTTAATTCTGTATATGCCCTTTAAAGAAATTCCTGATTCCTTTGCAAGCCGGTAGTACGTCCAGTCCTTGTCTTTGAGAGCTTCATTGAGATACTCAATATCAATGCTTACACTGGTTTTTACATTCATAACGGCTTCTCCACCATGCGGAACACGCGGGATCCCTTGGCATTTGCTTTCCATGTGACGGTAAACTGACTGGTCTCACCGCGCTCAGCATCTCCAAGGATTGCTTTAATTTCGTTCTGATACTGTGTTTTCAGATTTTTGAGATTGTTCTCCTGTGAACGGAGTTCAAGCAGGGCGATCAACGTATCCTCCTGCGCGTCGAGATTGACAACCTTTCCCGCATTTTCTTCCGGGTACATCCGTTCGAGGGTTTCTGCTGTGCTTTCGCTGTCGTCAATCTCCGGCGGAGTTCCATTCTCTACAAGCTTCCAAAACTCAATGCATGCATCCAAGAGTTCATCAATCTGCTTTTCGTCTCTCGAGATTGTAACGATATGGAATTTTGAATTGCCCTGATGCGTGGCGAGATACCATCTTTTTCTTCCGGTCATCGCCATGTATGCCATGCACTGCCAGTAGTGCCACGGAGGAACCTCCGCATTCTCGTAGTTGAATTTCCATGAGTCTGTGGATTTGCATTCCAGTCCGGCACTCTCTTTCATGACAAGCCGGTCTACGTGTCCTCTCATGAACGGCAGTTCACGGATGCCGTATGCCATTGTGGATCTCTGTACGCGCTTCCCGGTCTTTTCGCAGAATCTTTTGGCGATGAGTTCTTCCGTCATCCTGCCCCACCAAACCGCTTCCTTGTCGTCAATCTTTTCCGGTTCGATCACACCGGTTTTTTCAGCCCACAAGCTGTATCTGCTTTTCCACGGATTTGCGCCCATGATTACTCCTACGTCAGACCCGCCGATGTAATTGCGCCGATCTTCAATGTCCTCCCGGATATTCCCTACTCGGCTCTGTGTTGTGTGGTACTTCATATCGGCAACCTCTCGTTCTTGGAGAAGAAATTCTGTGCTCTTCTCTTTCTTCTTCCCGCCTGCTTGAAACGGATTCTTGCGAGCCGTTCTTCCTTCTCGATGGACTGCATAATCTCGCCCTTGTCCGTGGTGAGCCTGTATCCCTTGCTCCCGCTGATGATGTAGACGTTGTGAGTCTCATCTTTCCCGAAATCGTTGTTCCACTCGCGAACCTTCTTTTTCAGCCCTCTTGGGTTTTCGGTGATGGTAAGTGCCGTCTGCCAACGGTCAGTGATTCCAAATACACTTCTCTCCATCTGTTGTTCTTCCTTTCTTAAATCGCTACGACAATGAGGTAGAGGATTACG